GGATCGACCCAGCACTCACCGCCGAGGATGGCGCCACGAGCTTTGAGGCTGCGCAAATACTTATTAACAGATTCGGCAACGTCCTGGAGGTACGTGCGAGTGATACAGCGATCGACGGCCCACAGGTGGCCGCGCAAAATCGACTCGTTCACCATGTCGGCAGTGCGACGCACGCTACTGAATGCCCACTTGCTGTCGGTGCTGGTGCTGCGGTTGCCCCATAGGCGGAATCCTTGCTCGCGGATGATCGTGGCGACCTTGTTTTCGTTCAGGCTGTTGGCGGCGCTGTTTGCGTCACCCAGGGCGAAAGGCACGGGGCGGCTGATGCCGCTGATGCCCTGGATCAGCTTGTTTGATGGAGACTCCCAGAAACCCACCTCGGCGTCGACTCGAGCAAAGACCCCTGCAGCGCGAGCGCTGGAAGGCTGATCCACGTATGCGGTTCCGGCGAGAACCTTGCCCCAAGCATCCACAACATAGAGACGATCACTGCCATGATCAGCTGCATAAGTTTGAGCTGACGCGTCGGTAGTGTTGGGGCCGTCCGCCACAACGATTGCCCGCAAGCGTTCGCCTAGCCCGACACTGTTTTGAGCAATGCCCAGCAACTCCGCAACCACGGGATTGACTAAATACTGTCCGGGGGTTTGGCTATCTTCCACCCGTTGATGGGTGAAGCCAGGGGCGATCAAAATCTTCGGCGTGACGCCCAGGCTGGCCTCGGCTTTAAGCAGAGCATGAACGCCGGTGTAAGCCGTGGAGGTTCCAACCACGTTACTGATGGTGGCTGTTTCGTCCTCTCCTTCATCGATGCGCACGACAACCACGGACGCGCCCACTTGATCAAAAATGCCATCCATGGCTCCAGGCAAAGTGCCGGTTGCGCCTAGTTGAGCAGCAAGCGAACGAGACCCAGGAATTAGGACAGGCTCATTTAGCGGGAACACAACAGCGTCTGCGTCTGGAGCCGTGCCCACAAGGCCGATGACCGCCGACCGCACAGTGCGGAGAGGTCGAGTGCCAGTGTCCAGCTCCAGGACCTCGACACCGTGCAAGAAAGTGGTGGTCATGTTTAGTGGTCCTCCTCGTAGTGATTCTAGGGGTGATTAGCGACCCTGCCCCCGCAAGGGCTTGCAACCGCGGCGACGCGGACGGCTGCGGCGGCCATAACTTTGTCGGGTGGTCTTCAGTGTGCCTGGCTGGTGGTAAATACGAGCAACGCCGGCCTTCGATCGAACCGCCATCACTGCCAAGCAATGTTCACGGATCCCGCGTCAAATGCGTCCGTACCGTTGGCGGTAAGAACTCGCAGGTTGTCAAGCACGCCAGAAAGTTGAATGACCCCGCTGGAAACGACTGCGCCCTGATAAGTGCCGCCAGTAGCAAGCTGCCCAGATG